TCTTTTGTGCTATAATTAAATCACGGTAAGGAACACAAAATAAACGGAGGAACAAGCAATGACGAAGTTTTATGACGGCAAGAAGATCCTGAGCATCTCCATGATGGATGACCGGACGGGAATCGACTTTGAGAACGAGTTCTTTGAGATTGGTCAGCTCCCTTACAACATGGAGCTGGATGCGAACAAAGTGGATGATGTCGATTATCTGATCGACTACGCCGTTACTTACGCGAACGGCACCAATACCGATTTTGAGTACCAGTACGACGAGGGCGGCAACCTGCTGGACGGCTGCAGCGTGTCTTACACCGTCGAAGATATGTGACCGAAACAACAAAGCCCCCGGTGTCCACAGTGGACACCGGGGGCTTTTCAAATATCCACCCTAATGCGCTTCTTCGAGAGGCCGGGAGGATTTGTTGAGATGATTATACCACAAATCGTGAAAAAAGAAAAGCGTCCACACTGCAAAAGAGCAGCGTATGCGCAAAAAAATACGTTTAATTGGTATAATGTTTTTAAAAAAGTCTTGACTTTTGCACTCAATGGGTGTATAATAAAAACAGTGAAAGACCACACACATACACATGGAGGTAACAATTATGAAAAAGCTCACTGTTGACGAGTTCGCAATCAAGGTTATGGCCACCGGAACCGAAATTGAGTACGACAACGGCGTTTGGATGATCTACGCGCATCTCACCGATGATGGCGACGTCAAGACCTCTCATCTGGACGCTCGCGACCCGATGGTCACTACCAGCATCGAACTCTCCGATGAAGAGGGTGAGGCACTCATGAACGGAAATCTCGACGACGTTGAGAGACAGGCCGTCGTGGAAGACCTATACCCGAAGTATCTTGAAGCTCTGGAAGATATGGAGTAAAAGAAAAGTCCTCCAGACGGCGCGCGAACACCGACTAAGGGACTTTAGTGAAAGACACCTCACGTGGAGGCATACCATTATGCTACCACACGAAAGAAAGGAAGTCAATTGTGTATACCAAAGCAGAGCTTTTTACTATGGCCGCAGAGCAGCCGAAGGAAATCTTTTCCAACAACATTACTCTGAGCGCACCGGATGACGCTTCTGACTGCATTGATCTGGACGCCGAAAAGGCAAGGCTGTCCCGCATCTGGGAGCTGGCGCACCTGTCTATGAAGGAGCTGATCTCCCGCACCGGAATGTCGCAGACCTCTTTTGCCAAAGGCGCAGGCATCCCGCTGCGCACTGTGCAAAACTGGTGCGCCGGAAGCCGGGACTGCCCTGTATATGTCCGTTTTCTGCTAGCTGAGCATTATAGTCTGCTGTAAAGCAAAAATCCCCCACTTTGCTTACAAAGTACCCTGCGTGGAGCGCAGGTCTTCGGCAAAGCAGGGGATTTTTACTTAAAAATATTATCAATGCCTTTCAGCCGATAGCCTACCGCCGTCCGGCTGTAGTGTGTCTGTGCTGCAATGTCCGGCAGCGGGAGCCGCTCAACGTACCGCAGTAAGGCTATTTTACGGTCTACCCTCCCAAGCGGTGCGCTTTTGATGGCGGCGGTCATCTGCTGTCGGTCAAGTCCTTGCAGCGCAGCGGGCAGCACTACACGAGCCGCCGCCACAGGCAGCACCGAGCCAAAAAGGCTGCGGCAGCTGTCCGGCGTTGCGCACCATTACGGTGACGGCACCGAGATGGTATGTTTTCGTGAGACCACGAAAACGTCCACAGACCATTTTCGTGACGTGCCGAAATTGCTCTTGTGCGGCGAACATACCGGTAACGTCACCGATATGGTGGTATGTAGTGCTTGCCATGATATCCTCCTTACAGCTGATTGATGCAGCGATTGGTCAGCTTGCTGTACACATCCTCGTACAACTCCTGCTTATCGCCGTTGTAGGTGTACTCAGCATAGATGCCGTCACCGTTCACGGTGGTAGACAGTAGAGCCTTGTAGTTCTGGAGCGTCTTGCAAGACCAGACCACAAAGACGTTTTCGAGGGTGATTTTGGTCTCGCGGTGCGCGTTGTACCACTCAACCAGTGCATTTTTGCACACGCTTTCATATTCTGCCATGCCGGTAATAATCATAATGTGTTTTCTCCTTATTCCTTTCCCTGCATCTGATTGAGGACGTGATCGGCGTGGATGGCGGCAGACGTAAAGGAATTGTTCTCCCACCACGCCACGAGGGAAGCGACGACGGTGATGCCGGTGGTGATGATCTGCTCCAGCTGCTCCGACTCTATGGGGAGCGGGGAGTGGCCGGTTGCGCTGAGGATCTGATTGGTCAGTGCCAGAGCGAGGACGGCGGTGCGAGCGATGGTTCCGGTGGAAATCTTGTTTTTAGTCATGGTATCAGTTCCTTTCCTTTTCTTCGAGGTCGGCAATTCGGTGATCGGCGACCTTCATTTTCTCTTCCAGCACGGGGATGCGCTGGGCGAAATTGTTGTGTGCCCTGACTTCTCTGGTCAGTTCTTCCAGCTTGGTTTCGGTCACGGCTTGGCTTTTGCTGTTGGCAATCAGAACGCCGATCAGCGTGATTGCACCGGTAATGAGGGCGGCTGCGATACTCTCCATTCGGTTTACCCCTCCCGGAGCCTGTCCAGCCCCTTTTTTGCGATGATTTTGGAATAGTCCTTGTAAGCGTGGGAAAGGTCTGCGTTGCCCGTGATGCCCGGCACGTTGGAGGTGCTGGTGTACTGCCACATTCCAAAGGAAAAGTCTGTTTTTGGCTTGTCCTCCGGTTTGGTCTTGCTCTTGTCTCTGGGATGTTTTGCCAGCCATACATCGTACTTGCGCAGCGCCGCGCCACCCATGTACAATTCCGTCTGCGCAAAATTTAGTCCGACATACAGCAGGGCATAAAAGCCCCAGCGCTCCACCGTAGCAAGCGCATAGGCGGCAAGGTCGGTCAGCGCCTGTGTGGACAGCTTCTTGATTTTGTTGTCCTCCACGTCCACGCTGATGGGCAACTCAAAGGTCTTTCCGGTCAAGGCAGTCTTGAGCAAGGCCAGCTCTGCGTCGGCACTGGTATGCGAGACGGCGTAGGTGTAGTAGTACACGCCCACCGGAATCCCCAACCGCTTGCACTCGGCATAGTTGCGCTCAAAGGTCGGGTCAATGTACAGTCCGTCCTTGCGCTTGCTCAGCTTGCGGTTGGTGGATACAGTTTTGAGCATCACACCGGAGACAAGACCGCTTGCTTTGACCTTGTCCCAGTCGATGCTGCCCTGCCAGCGGGAAACGTCCATAATGGGGAGCATGATATCAGTCCTTTCTTTTTATGTTGGTGAATAGTCAAATAAAGTCCACTTCTATTGAGATGCATGCTTTAAGTATGGCCTATCAAGACATGCAACGCTTCCATCACAAGTGACTGAAAGCGTTCCGTTTTCATACGTTGCGTAATTTGGCACCCCGTTTTTCTCACACCATTTTTGCAGTGGAGAACCGTCCCCGTCAATCGAAGGGGGTTTTCCGGGCATGTGCTCCGACCCGTTTTGTGAAATTACCATTTGTGGGCAAATATTATTAATAAAATTCGGAATTAAATTTTCAGCCGCACCATCCCAGCCGTGATGTGGAGCAGTCATGACATCAGCCCTGAGCATTTTTGACGATAGATAGCTTTGCGCCTGCTTTGCGATATCTCCGGTGTAAGTAGTCACTATGCAACCGTCTGTAACTTCAACTCCCATCGAATAGTCATTATAATTTGTTGAGTAATATTGACTTCCGGATGTCATATATGGGACGTAACTCGTGTTGAAAAATTTCAAAAAAATATTATCAATTGAGATTCCTTGACCCTCTGTTGGGTGTAAAATTGTGCAGTTGGCAGAATTGAGAATTTCGAGAACTTCCGTTTGCATTGGGAGAATATCGTCGATGTCCTCTCTCGTTAATTGCGCGGTGTTCTCGGCTGTAAGTAGCTGCGGAAGAATTGCAATGGAATTGGATATATCTACATTCCAATCGTTAATTAGTGATTTTAAGGCTCCACAGTGGTCTGAATGAAAATGCGTAATAATGATATAGTCCAATTTGTTAATGAGCTCATAATTGTACATATCAGATAGCAATCCGCCAAAAATATCGAGTGAATTGCCGCTAAAGTCAATTCCGATCGTTTTCCTATTTTGTGTAACAATTGTTGCTGCAGCGCTGCTTGGCAAGCTTTCGCGATACGCCAGCGTTGCAGATAAGTCCATCCCATTAGAATAGCGAGAAAAACCGCCAAAGGCGTAATGGCTCATTTTCTTTATGGGAGTTGTCGTTTTGTACGCAACGCAAAAATGCTTATCAAAGTTTCCGTAAAAAACAGGGATTTCTTTATTATTTTCAATATGCTTGAATCTCAAAAACACATTCGCGTCCGAAGAAAACAGATAAAAATCAGTGTGTTCGTGATATTTAAGAAACATTCCATTATTATCAAGTTCTGTAATTTGAATTTGATTCTTCCCTGTTCCGACACCAAAAAAACAAGATCCTGCTTTAATTTTGAGCGAATTTTTTGTAACCACTCCGTTTTCTTTGTATACAAGGATACCATCTTCCGTTATATCTCCTCGCAAAAGATTAAAGCTATTAAATCTTATTTCAGAGTCGTTTTCTATGACTAACTGTGTATATGCCTCAATGACGGTCATATCTGATTTTTCATTTATAGTGGTTATGACGAGCACATAATCGCCTGAAACTGGCACATAGTATACAGAAGTCCACCCAACTCGGATTTTTTGATCCGCCCAAATGATAAGCATTTGATACTTGTCTGGGTTTTTAAGTGCTATTTTTGTCCCGGACTCCAAATGCAAAAGCCGTCTTTCTTTCGTTCTTATTCTTTTTGTGTTTTCTACATATACAAGCCCGGATGAATGCAAATCTGCGTTTCCAACTTCAAAATCAGAAATGCTGATTTTGTTTTCATAAAGTTTTGAAAAATCAGTTAAATCTTCCTCTAGCTGACTAATCGCCTCTCCCACCTTTGCCGCATCCGCCGCCTTGCCGGAGAGGGAGAGGGTGGGGTCGATCATGTTTTTGAGCTCTTCCCAGGTCTTGATCGCCGCGGTCCAGTCCGCGTTGGTGACCTGAGTGATATAGAAGAAGCTCTCCACCGACGTTCCGCCAGTATAATTGTCATTGCGACAGTTGCAATCAATGGGCCAGCCATGGAGCATATAGCCATTGCTGCCGGTCACGCAGAGCACGACGCTGACATGGCCGGGGACGCGGAGAGCCTGACGTGCGATCTCGCAGGTGACGATGTTGCCGGATACCGAGCAGGCCGCCCGCTTGCCAGCGCCGTCGTTGATGGTATCATACCAGCCCTCATTCTGAGGGCCGAATCCTCGGTACATGATGCTGTACGTTGCACCAGATGGCGCAGCGTATGCCTTGCCGTCCTTGTACAGAACGGCCTTGAAGAAGCGGCTCTGCGCGTCGTTCTCTACAACGTCCAGACGCTGTGGAAGACCGGGGTTGTCGAAGTCAATTTTGATCTCTCGCATCATTGTCCTCCTTGCTCATAATAAAATCGCCTGATTCGGAAAGCAGATAGTCCGTCACATTTCCGTCCGGAAGTGTGTCGGAGTATGCGGCCCCATCGGGCAGGGTGGTCAGTGCGTAAGTCGGGTTGATAACGCCCGCCGATGTGATCCGGCGCGTGTCAGGCCGGAACGTGATAAGATACATAGACTCCTCCATCACAAAAAGCCCATCACAACATATGGGATGCAGCATTTTTTGTTTTTGTTCATCGTCACGCCGACCGGGATATTATTTACTTTTTTGGATTCCAGCCATCCACCGGGTCCAAACTGGACGCCGGTTTTACTGACCGAAAATTCCCGGATGCGCGGATAGTCCCAGGTGTACGTTGCGCGGACACTTTTTCCGTTGACCGGCGCGATTGCCCATTGGATACTGTTGTTGTCAATGACGCTGCTGTCAAAAATACTGCCCAGGTTGTCGATGAAGCCAACGGCAACGACCGCATAGCTTGCCAGATCCATCGGGACAAAAACATTGCCGTCCAGACCACCCGACGCATTGGCGGAGTTGTCCCAGATGACGCTGGAATTTCGCACCCCGCGAAATTCCAGGCCGTCCGGGTTGATGATATACGAGTGATCGCCGACCCCGAAATTGATGCTGCCTGTTTCGCTCTCCTCGATATAATCGGTGGCCACGCGGCTGGCATCCACCGCCCGGTCGTTGGTGGTGGTCACGCGGCTGCGCTCCCGGATGGTCGTGCGGGCCAGGCGCTCTTTGGCGTCGCCCACTTGCAGGGAGTCATAGCGCTCCAGAAGTGCATTGTAATCTGTCTTGGTGATCCGCGCCGTGGCGCTCACGCCCAAACGCAGATACCGCACCTCGACCGTATCACCACGCAGGATAATCCCGCTCTGGCCGGAGCCTGTGTACTCCACGCACTTTTCCAGCTGCACATAAGAGACCGTCAGGCTGACGCTGATCTTGCCGATCTCATTTTTCTGGATGAACTCGTCGGTCGTCTTTTTCATGCTGGCGTTCGAAGGCGCTTTCTGGTAGTAGCTGGTGAGGTCGAGCGGGTAGATCTTCCGGTATCCGGTGATGCTGGAAGCCGCGATGGGCTCCAGGTCATAATACTTGCTCTTCTCGGAGTTCATCCAGAAGGGATAGACGTGGGTGTAGACGTCCTCGATATTTTTTTCCTGGGTGACGTCCAGCAGGTTCAGGCCGTATGCAATCTTGACTCCGCGGTCAACGGTCTCTTTTTTGCGCAGCACACAGCTCAGGCCGTCGAACGTCCAGACGCCGTCGTAGGCCGAGGCGAGGTTGTCGCTGTTGCTGGACAGCAGCGCCGCGCGGACGGTCATCGGTTTCGAGACCGAAAACGTACCCGCAGTATCGTAACTGACTGAAATGTCGAACGGACAGTCTCCTACGATTCCAGCCTTGAGTTTTGTGATGGCCTCGCTCAGCGACGCAGCCGTGAAAGGCTTGACGATGCAGTTGTTGAGGTCATACGAAATGTGATGCGCATAGGCCTGGATCTTGCCGTCGATTGGCCGCGTCATCCGGTAGATGCGGAACAGCTGCCGGTTTTCGTACCGGGACGGGGCCGCGCTGATGAGCCTGCGTTCGGCCAGCAGCTCCGCATGGAGACCGGTCATCGGATAGATGAGGGTCAGGTCATACGCACCGTTTTCTTCGCAGCTGACGGTGCAGCTGAGGGCGTCTTTCAGCGCGCCCAGACCGTAATTGCCGATGGAAGTTACATCGGCCTCGTGTAAGATTGGCGTCATAATGTCCACCACCTTGGAGTCAGGGTCACGCCGGTCACGCCGCCGCTCCAGCTGATCGTATTTTCGCCCGGCCGCAGCGTGGGCCAGGTTCCGCCGACAAGCGCGTTTGCATTGGTGCCGCCGGTGACGTAGGCGTCCCAGTTTTCGCAGTCGGCATAGAGCACCCGGTCTGCCGGGGGCATGGCGGCAAATTCCACGCCGTTGACGACGACTTTTCCCTCTGCGCCGTTTCCGGTGATCTCCAGAGAGGGGAGCGCCACCTGATCCAGCGGGTTGAGAAGGGTCTGTCCGTTTTCCAGTGCCGCAGCCTGATAGCCGGACACGAGAAAGTGGCGCGGATCACAGTCAAAATCAACTGACAGTCGGCCGTACTTGTTGAGGATGTTCGAGATGCTGCCCGGCTTGGCCGTGGCGAAATAAAAAAACGACGGGTCGTATCCATCGGAGAGCTGATGCGCTCCCGGCGTTCCGGCCAGCCATTTCTTGACCGTGCGGGCGTCTTCCGCCGTCGGGTTTTTGCCGTGGAAATACAGCTGATACGTCACGGTGATATTGTCGTAATAGCCAAGGTCAGCATGGAGCTTTCCGTTTCGGCCCGGCACCTCATACTCCTCGTATTTGGCTTCCGGGACCGGGATCTCCGGCTTGTGCTCGATGTGGCAAAAATACTCGTCCGAGCTGTGGCCGTTAAAATACAGGTACTTCTCCATTGGCGGAGGCCTCCGAATTTATCATCATTTGCAGCTTGTCGATGGTGTACTGGGCGATCTCCTCAGCGTCCTGCCCTTCCTGCGGGTAGATGCTGATGCTGACGCCGCCCATGCTGATGCGCCGGGTGTTGTAAGCCGTGGTGAGCGCAGAGCTGGCCCGGCCCACGTCATAGGTGAGCTGAGTTTCCATCTGGCTGCTCAGTCCGCGCACCGCGTCGCGCAGCACATAGGCATTATCGGTGATCCCTTTGGCCATGCCCTTGACCATGTCCGGCATCCACTGCTCATATTCCCGCAGCGGGCCAACGTCCGGGCGGGAGAAATGCAGGAAACTTTTCACGGTCTCAGCCAACCCTTTGGCGGCAGTGGCCAAAAATCCGCCAGCCTCTTTCATGCCGTTCGCCATGCCAGTGACAAGGTCAGCGCCCCAGTTGTTCGACTCATTGGCCAGGCCGGAAAGATTTGTCCCGATCAGGTTGCCCACAATGGACAGGCCCGCGCTTGCGATCGCTCCCGGTATGCCGCCCTTCATGTAACCCGTAGCCGCTGAAACAAGCCCTCCTACAATCAGGCCGGGCACGTCGATGTTGTCAAAAAAGCTATCGCTTGCGCGGTAGCCCTTCGACAAGTCCGAAAACCAGCTTCCAAGCGGGCTCTTGCTCAGGTTGGAAGCTGCCTGTTCCAGACCGCCCAGTTTCGTATCGAGGTCGAGGATGAACTGCGAAAAGCTGCCCACCGCGCCTTGAACGCCCTTGATCTCGGTCTTCAGGCCGTTTGTCTTTTCCTGCACGTCGGTCACAATGCCGTTGACATAAGTTGTCGTGCGGGTGACTGCCTGGGCGACGCCGTCCACAATGGCTGTATACGAGTCCGTCACCACATCGGTCGTAGAGACAACGTTCTCTTTTACCTCGCCAGTCGTCTGGTCAATGACTTGCTCGATCTTCTTGGTGGTCTGGGTCGTCCGGTCCAGAGCGCCGACAACGCCGTCCACACCATAGATCTTCTCCGACTTCGAGGCAACTGCGGTCTTTCCGGCAGTCGTGACGTTTTCAACGGTCGTCTTGCTGCTCTGCTCCACGCCGTCCAGCAGGGTGACGACTTGTTTGTAGTTTTTCTGGATGCCGTCCACCATCTCGGTCCATGTCCGGGTGACGGTCTGGGCGGTTTCCTTCGTCGTGCCTTTGAGCTGTTTGGTCGTTCCGTCATAGACGTTGTAGGTGTTATCGGCGGTTTCCGTCACCTGCTTGATGGCCCCGACGATGTTGCCGGTGCCCTCCAACAGCTGGGTGTTGGTTTCGGTCACACTGTTGGCGAGCTTCTTCTGGTCGGCAGCGGCCTTTTTGTTTTTTTGGGTCGTGCTCCCGGTCGGCGTATCACTTCCGCTGCTTGTCGGGGGCGTTACGGTCGGATGCAGCCGGTCGTATTGCTTTTGGTTTGAGATACCTTTTCCGGCCAGGGCTTCCTGCCTTCGGCGGTTTTTGTTTTTCTGGCTGTCCGTCTGTGAGCGGTAGTCCTCGTAGCTGTCATACCCTGCATAGGCGTCCTTGCCCAGCGCTTTGTTGAGCTTGTAGCTCCACTGATCAAGGACGCTGATCGCATTTTGGGCAATAGTAGACAGTCCATCGCCCAAAGCAGATATCTCGCTGATTACGCCTGAGATCAGCGGATTCAGCGACGCGATCTCCTTTGCCAGACCGACCCAGCCGTCCGTTTTGTATGCTTCAGCCGCCGCAACGGTCATATCATTGAGGTTGCCGACGACCATTTTGATGCCGTCGGTCAGATCAGCAGTCATAAGGCCCGCCAGCTGAGTGGCGTTATCCGTCAGCGTGGACATCTGGCCGTTGAGCGTCTCGCTCTGGGTGGACATGGAGTTGTAGTACCGTCCGCCCTCGTCTGAGGCCTTTTCCAGTGCAGCGGTCAGCACGTCATAGGTGACGGTCATTTTCTGCACTTCGGCGGTCGATTTGCCGGTGTAGTCGGCCAGAATGCCGTAGACATCAATGCCCGCATAGGCAAATTGCTTGATGTCCGCCGCCGTGGCCTTTCCGGCGTTTTTGATTTGTTGGAGGTTCTGGGCCATCCGGCTCAGCTCCTCGTTTCCGCCGCCGGTTGCAGAGACCGCATCGCCCAGCGCAAGGATGACCTTGCGGGAAGAATCTGCATCAACGCCGGTCGAGATCAGCAGCTCGTTGGCCTTGACAAGGCCCGCCGTGTCAAAGGGGGTCCGGGCCGCGTCCTGCTTGATCTGCTCCAGTGCGTTTTCCGCAGCGGATGCGCTGCCGAGCATGTTGGTCAGTGCCGTTTGATACTGCTCCAGCTGGGCGTTATAGCTGACGCCCGCCTCAACGACCTTTTTGCCTGCCGACAGCAGAGTGCTGCCGATGGCCGCATAGGCTTTTGCGGCCAACGTGCCCGCTGTCACAGAGGCAGCAAGGTCGTCTCCGGACGTTCTTGTCTGGTCCGAAAATTCGCCCAGACCGTTTTCCGCGTCGGACAGGCGGCTTTTGAGGGTTGCCAGTTCGGCGCTGGTCTTGTTGATCGCAGTGCGGAATCCGGATGCTTCTTTGCTGGCGTCGCCCCATTTGGTGACTGCTTTTTGAAGCATCGTGTTTTGCGCCGAAAGGGCAGATTCCTGATTCTGGATCTGCTTTTTCAGCACAGAGGCAATGGAGGAGGCCTTTTGCTGTGCGGTGGCGTTTTTTCCAAGCTGTGCAGTGACAAGATTCAGCTCAGAGGAATACTCCTTCTGTTGCTGGATGATGTTTTGCATCTGTTTGCGGTATTCGCTTTCGCCCTCAACGCTGATTTTTGGGCCAATGTCCGTTTTTGCCAAGCGCTACCACCTCCTCATCGTATCGCCGCCAGCGTATCGAGGTCGGCATAGACTTTTTGGTCTGCACCGTTCTCAATCTGCATACACGCCATATAATCCAGCATTCGGCCAAGCGGGCAGGCCAGAACTTCGCGCTCTGTCATGCCGAGCTTTCGGCCGTAATACAGATACCATGTGGTATTCAGCCGGATCACATGGCGGTTTCGCCGTTTTTTGGGTCGTTATCCGGTGCGACCTCCACATCGCGGGAGGACCCGCCGCGCAGAGCCATGGCAACGTCACCCCAGATCTCGACGATTTCAGTGCCGGACAAAATCGCCTGAAGAACATCATCTGCCGGAAGGTCTGCGGTCTTTTCCGGAGCTTCGCCGGAAAACGAAGCGCTTGCGGCAAGATACGCCTTGCCAGCTTCCGCCAGCGGGCGAAGCGCGGTCAGGATCACGCGCATCATTTCGGCCAGTTCTTGCTTGTCGGCGTGAGCGGTGACGCTTTCCACGACCGCGTTGACATTGCCGAACTCTTTTTCCAGCACATCCGCCGCCCCGATGGTCAGGCAGAGCGGAAATTTCTTGCCCTTGATATTCGTCCACACAACATACTTGTCGTTCATCCGTTATTCGCCTCCCAGAGCTTTCTTGACAAAGGCCACTGCCGTGCTTTCGGTCGTGAACAGGGTCTTCGGGATGATCTTCCAGCGGTTCTTTGCGCTGTCGTCCCGCATGATTGTGAAGTCGATGTCCTGGGTCTGCCAGTCGATCTGATCTTCCTGCGTGGTGGCGTCGTCACCGGGCACCTTGCAGCGGCATTTTGCCAGAATAATGGCGCCCCAGTAGCTCTTGCCGTCCCGCTGGACCTTTTTCACGGCACCGATGCCGATGTAAGGCGGCTCCATCTCCGCACCATACTCCAGCGTCTCAACGCTGTTGCTGCTGTCCACCTGCACCGGGTTGCCCGCTTTCAGGCCCATGAGGAAAGCTTCGTCGTCCGGGCTCAGGCCGTCAATGGTCATGGTGCCGGAACCGTCCGTGAAGGCGGAACCGGTCTCGGTCTCGGCCAGCCGGTCGTCAGCGTAGAAGTTGTTATCGTCGCTGGTCGAGATATCGGTGCTCATACTCACCGAGCGGCCCAGCTTGCGGACGCCAGTGTAAGTGACATTCCCACCGTCGGCTGCATACTGCGCGACATGGATGTTGGAAAAACCGGTCGTCACAATGCTTTTCGGATTCTCAGGCATGTTTTTCCTCCAAATAAAAAAAGAAGAAGGTGTCCACGGTGGACACCTTCTTTGGGTTTATTTCTTCGTGATGGCTTCGATTTGCTTTTGGATTACCACTTCCATGGCGTTTTGCGCATTTTTCCGGCAGGCGTTGACAGCCGGGGCGATAAAAGGCGTTTTGTCTCGCACACTGCTCCCGCTTTCAACGCTGCGGGCAATGAGCGCGTTCGGCTGGCCGTTCGGATAGGTCTTTGTCTGGACTTCGTTGTAGCCCTCAAAGCCGATTTTGACGTTCCAGGCACCGTTTTCGTGGCGCATGTTGGTGATGCCGAAGCCCTCTTGCAAGCCTTTTTTCTGTGCCTCAGAAATTCCATGCAGTTTTTCTCCCGCATCTCTGGATTCCTGCGACAAGTAGAAATATGACTGTTTTGCCGGTGGTGCCTGGACCGGAAGCGCGTCGATGGATTGTTTGATCGCATCGGCCACGACTTTTGCACCCTCGTAGACCGCGTGTTTGCAGATGCTGTCCGTCTCGTTGGTCAGCTTTTCCAACTGGGCAAGATAGTCGTTGGCCTTTTTGGAGGTGATCTTAGCCACAACCGGCCACCTCCCAGCTCCACTCGTAGTGCCAGATGCCCCGGTCGGCCTCGAACTGGATGCTGTTCAGCCGCCAGGCAATGGAGTCGAACGAGTCGAACGACTGCTCCAGCGCTTCGCGCCAGGGGTCGAACTCGTTCTGGGTAAAAAGATCAGTCGTGCCGGTGACGCAGCCTTCGACGTGCTTGCCTTCCGCCTCAAAATCGGAGGCTCCGTCTTCCTGCCAGACGAAATACCGTTTGGATTTCATCCGCCCGCCATGGCTCACCTGGTCGGTGACTGCTGTATGGGCTGCGATGATGCACTCGCTCCACGTCATTTGCCATCCTCCTTCAGGCGGTCGTCGAAATCTTCCTCGACGGCCCGCAGGCTGATATCCATCGAGGGCGGGTGGCAATTTTCCACCACCTGCACCGTGTCGATGCGATAATACTGGCCGTCCTCAGTCCGGGCCACGTCCTGGCTGCTGATCTGCACCGGTGCGCGCGGCACCCGCACCACGCGGACGATCTCCGCGAGGTTCTGGCGGCTGAGATACAGCCGGTTGATGCCGAGCCGCTGCTCTTCGTAGCAGGCCGAGAGCTTCCTTTTCAGCTTGATTTTGGGTTGGTGGCCGACATCGGCGACGTCCTCGGTCGAAAAGACGGCCAGAACGCCAGCGTTGAAGTTCTGCGAGATGTCATTCGTTGGTCTGGTCGGCATTTTGCGCGGCATAAGCGCTCACCCGCCTTTCGTTCTGCGCTGCCAAAATGAGATGACGGTAGTTGTTCTCGAAGATATCCGCCGCGCCGTCGCGGGCGTAGCGGACGTAATCCATGAGCAGGTCCCGGTGCAGACCGGGCGCGGTGTAGTCCTGTGGCTCGCCGATCTTGCCGTCCAGATAGGACATACCGCCCACGGTGAGGTTCCAGACCTTTGTGTCCACTGCGTCGTCATCCCATGTGATGTCGAGATAGGTCTTGATATCCGGGAGCAGCACGTCCCGGATGCCATCCCATACGGTCGTCATATGGTCAGGACTTGGTGACGGTGACGGTGTAGGCCTTGGTGGTCGTGCCGTCTTCCGCCGTCACGTTGATGGTCACAGTGTTGGAGCCTTCGGCCCAGGTGGCAGACTTGCCGTTCTCGATGATCTTGCTGCCGACCTTGACCTGCACGGTCGCACCGGCGTTCGCAGGGGTGGCGGTGATGACATTGGAGGCCGTATCGGTCGTTGCAGTGTAGCTGGCTGTGGTCGCGCTGAAGGCCGGGGTCAGGGTCAGGTTGCCCAGTTTCAGGGAGGCCAGGTTGGCGTCAGCGGACGGTGTAGGAGAGGTGACGGTCTCGACCTTGTAATGCAGCGGGCGCAGACCGGAAATGTCGAGGTTCAGGAAAGCGTTGTTATCCACCGGGAAGCCGTTGGCATACAGCTTGATGAGGTAGACGCGCTCGTCTTCCAGGAAACGGTAGGAGTCATCGTACTCCAGCCGACCGCCCTTGTTCATGCCGACGGCTGCGAAGTACAGCCGGCCCACGCCGAACACAGCCTGGCCGCGCGGCAGAGCGGAAACCGGGATGATGGTGGCAGGGTAGGGCAGGACGTTGTTGCGATAGGTGCCATCCGGGGTGCGGATCGTGGTGGCGGGCATGACCTTTTCGTAGTAGTCCTGCGGGTTGACCAGCAGGATGAGGTCATCCGGGTTGCGATCCTTGCCGTTCGGGGTGATGGCCAGCAGAGCGACCAGCTTGCCCATGGTGGTGGGCTCGAAATCCGAAACCTTGATCTTAGCTTTTTCGGGGTATGCGCCGCCGACAACAGAAGCGCTCTCGCTCACATCGCGGATCATGCCGATGGGCTTGTCGTTGCCGTCGCCCATCACGATGCCGTCTTCCAGGCCGTTGGCGAGTGCTTCGGCCAGGATGGCGCGGATATAGCGGTCCAGCCATTCGGGGCCGAGATCCAGCTGAGCCTTGCAGACCGGAATGAACGCAGAGAGCTTGTACAGGCCGACGTCCACTTCCTTGAAGCCGGAGGTCAGCTCCTCGATAATCTTTGCGCACAGCTTACCCCATGCGGCCTTGTGGCGACCGTCGGTGTTCAGCATCATCCGGATGGCACCGCCGGTCGGGGTGAACTGGATCTTGCTCAGCAGCGGGTGGCTCTCGGTCAGGTCTTCCATGACGCGGGAGATGATGGTCTGCGGGAAAACGACACTCACGTTTTCGAGGGCCTGCTTCGGGTTCTCGCTGCGCATGGCGTCGCTGATCTTCTGGTAATATTCCTTCTCTTCCGTGGTCAGCTGCCGGATGCCGCGCGCATACAGAGCAGAGTTGTCGAGTTCCTGCCTCAGACCGTTCAGCTGGGCTTCGTATTCCTCCGCATTGATGTCGCCGATGGTCTGCCACATCTCCGAAAAGACGTCAGACAGTTCGTCGGGCTTGTTGTCCTTGATGGCAGTGGCCAGCCGCTGGCGCAGATCAGACAGTTTCTGATTCTTCTGGTACATGTCTTTCAGATTCATGTTGTTGTCTCCTTTTTGGTATTCAAAAAGGCGTGTCCAGTTTGGACACGCCTTTACGGTTTGGTCAGAGCTTCGAAAACAAGCTCAGCAGGTTGTTCTGGGGTAGAGCGGGCGGTTCCTGGGGCGGCTTTTTGGGTGCCGGGGAGGGAACGGCCAGCGTTTGACGGATGAGCATGTCGTGCACACTCTGGGTGGCCTCGTCGCCGCGCACACCCTTCTGGATGCTGGTGGCAAGGCCCATTTCCAGCACAGCTTCGGGGCTGTACCACGTTTTACTGTTGATGAGGTCCCGCGCCGCCTGCTCCTTCATGCCCGCGTTGGTAAACGCACCCAGGCCGATCTCCGTAAGCTTGTCCAGCTCATCCGCAGCCTCGCGGAGGTCTTCGGAATATCCGTAGGTGCCGCCAATGACGGGGTGAAAATAAAATGCGCTCACATTGTTGGCAATGCGCTGCGTACCGGCCAGATACGGGTAGATGGCCGCGCTGGCCACAAATCCGTCGGCGTAGGTCGTGATCTGTGCGTTTTTGGCCCGCAGGGCGTTGTAGATTGCAAAGCCTTCCGAGACCTCGCCGCCATAGCTGTCCACATGGACGTTGATCTCGGCAAGATTCCCAGCTTGCTCCAGCTGGTTGGCCAGGTGATAGGCGCTGACATCATTTTCGATGCACCGGAAACTGGTAATGTCGCCAAAAATATAAATGTTGGCTTCCTCGCCGCTCTGCTGCATATCAAAATACGGTTTAGGCACTGTTCTTGTCCTCCTTTTTGTTGGCTTCGGTCGCGGCATTGCGGGCAATGGCTTCGACCGTTGCAATGTTTTTGGTCATCCAATGGATGTTTGCCCAGTCCTCTGTAATGGTGGAATCTCCGACCTTTTCACGCAGCTCGTTGATGCTCCATGCCGCGCTTTCCACGATTTTTTCGATCTTGTCCGCATTGCTCAGGATGTCGAAATGCTGGATGGTCGAGGTATCCACGTTCACACGGTCGCCGCGCTGCCAGACCCGGCGTCCATACAGCTTGCGGTTCAGCTCCTCGCTGATCTGTGCCGCCAGCGGGTCGATGCAGGTGGTGAGCCAATGCGTGACCACGTCGCTGATCCCGGCAACTTCGCCCTGCACCAGGACAGGCGGGATGCCGAACCCCCGCGCCGTGAAAGAAAAAATGTCGTCCACAAGCGCCCGGATGTCTCGCGTGTCGCCGGTCTTGCCTGATTCCGAGAACTGCTGGAAGTCGTAACCATCAAATTCCGGCAGAATGCCAAAATCACTTTGCAGGAACGACTCGTACAGCTTGTTCAACCGCTGCGCAAACAGCTCCTCAAAATTGTCCTGTCCGGAATTGACCTGCGAAATATGCACTTTCATGTGCTTGCCAGCATTCCAGCTGTGATTTTTTATGCTCGCTTCCAGCAGCTTGTTGTAACTGGTATAGAGCGCATCCACCACCGCTTTTGCATCGGCGCTGTTGAGCACAAGGTGAATAACTTCGCTTTCCTTCAGGTCGCGGGTGTACGGTTCATCGCCCACCTGAATCTGCCGGTAGATGTTTTCCGCCGTCGGAAAGTATTCCGGCTTCGTCCAGCTGTCTGCCACGACCAGATTCAGCATGCCGCCGCGCTGGGTGGCAAGGATCAGCGCCTCATTGTTTTTATAGAGCCGGTAGACGACCTTTTGCCAGAACGCCGTGCTGTTTTCGTTGACGTTCGGCTCCACGTTGAGCATGTAATAGTAATCTTTTTTGACGGCCTGTCCGCGCTCGAACGTCTTGAACTCACAGTTTGCAATCGCTTTTGCGATGAGGTTCACGCAGCAGTTGAACGCCAGATCCCGCAGGCGGTATTCTTCCCAACAAGTCATCCAGTCGGCAAGAGAGGCTTTTACCGCCGAAGCGTTGATGGGCACATTGGTCTCATCCACATGCTGCGCGGGGAGCTTGAGCCCATCGGATTTCTGAAATCCGAAGAACTCTTTTACTTTTTCGGAAAATGACATGGTTTGAACTCCTTACCAGCATATTGCTCCGATTTTGGGGAGCTGAACTTGTCCGGTGCCCAGCTCGGTTTCGATGACCATGGAAGCTACCAAGGCCATGAAGGGGTCTGTTTTTCGGGATTTTGCCTCGATCTTCGCATAAACGAAGTTTCCGGTATCCACGCCCTGACTGCGGCTGCTGCGCACACGTTTTGTGTTGTTGACTGCCCAGCGCAGCTGAGGCAAGTCTCCCCAGGTGAAAAGGCCTCGGTCGAAACAGTCCTGGATCACCGGGTCCACCTGCATGATGTCGCTGGGACGGATCAGCTTCACGCGGGTCTTGTCCTTTGCGTCAAAGCCGATGCTCTGCAACGCTTCGGCCATCATGGTGTAGCGGAAGTTATCCAGCGCCAGTTTTTTGATGTTATAGATGCGCCCGGAATCCCGGATGTAATCCGTGAGCAGATACGGAGAAATGCTCACATCGTCCACATAGGTGCACACGCCCATGTCACACCACGTTTTCCACGGGGCCTTGATGCGGGTCAGTGTTTTGCTCTGTGCGCAGATCCAGGCGTGGTTGATATCGAAGCGCTTGTCGCCGCGCCGGAAGTGGAGGTTGACCGCCGCCCAGTCGCTCAACTCGGCGTAGTCGATACCCACCGTGCAGCTCCACCCGGCCAGGTCGGGCAGGGGGGTGTTGGTGGCCCTGATCTTTTCGTAGTCGGTGACGGCGATTTCTTTGGCCCCATCCCGGATGCCCATGCGTTTCGTGATGAAATCACCGTTCTGTTCCGGGCGCTCCCGCCAGTCGCGGTACTCGTCCCGAATTTCCTGCATCAGGTGGGGCAGGTAGGGGAGTGATGGGTTTGCCATGCACCAATTGTTTTCGTCGTGCACCTGGTCTTTCGCGTCCAGGCAGCAGATGAACGGCAAAAAGCCCTCATCCGCCTCGCCTTCAAACAGGATCCTGCGGCCTCGTGCAAGATAGTCGTCCAGCGGGCCGTCGCTGACATCGCCGTTGGAAGTAAAAAAGCCCACGCGCGGCTCGGCAACCTTGCCCTGGCCGGTGACGAAGACTTTGATGTTGTCATAGTTTTGGTATTGGTGGACTTCGTTGAAGATGACCGCGCCGGAACGCATACCGTCACGGCCCTTCGGGTTGTTGGTTCGGCCTTTGACCTCGCCCAGGTTTTTGCGGCCCCGAAGGATCTCTTTTGTGTGGTAGTAATATTTTGACAATTTGGCTTCCCAGGTCGGATTCTCCAGCGCTTCCACGATATCTTTGACGGGGGTGACAGCCTGTTCCTCGTTGTTGGCACAGATGTCTACATTGTAATGCGGGACCGGGTTGTATGGGCTGATGAGCGCCGCCGAAGAAATGGCGATCACGCCGTCTTTGCCCGCACCACGGCCCACCATTGCAAACAGCGTTTTGAAGCGGGGGGTATTATCTGCGCGGTAGGTGCACAACCACAGCCCCAGAGCAAAGGTCTGCCATGGAAAAAGCCTGTCATACGGAAAATACCGGGCGAGTCGGAAATATTTCCGCATTCGCTCGGTATCCACATGAACGTCTTCTGTTTCAAAAATGCGCCGCACAAGCGCAACAAGCGCATGCTGCTCCCGGCAGGCGCGAGGATTATCGGCCTCCACCTGCTCGATGTACTCCAAAATCTCCGGGGGAATGTTAGAGGTCATCGTCCTCACCGGCATTCGCCACCATAAATTTGAACTGCTGGATGACGCGCAGCAGGGTCGAAACGGTGGAGTTTGCCGCGCTGGCCGTCTGGTTATAGATTTGAATAGCAGGATTGGCGATTTCCATTTCGGCACCCTTTGGCGTGACTTTCGTGACGGTCAGGCCATTTTTGTTCATGTCCGTCTGCGCCTGCGTCAACAGATCCAGCTGGGTGACGTAGCGGTCAAGCGTTGAGCGGTACAAAAAGTTTGTGTCACAGTTCGCCGCTTTTGCCGCATCCTCGATTTCCTTCAATTCTTTGCTGTACTTTTTGCAAGCCGCAGCAAAAGAGGGCGGTTTTACCGTTTTCGACATGGAACCATCCTTTCATCGAATTTTGTGCAACATCACAACGATTCCCGCGCGCACGTGTGCGTGAGAGGAAAGCTGGAAAGTCGAGGGACACCACGAGTAAGGCCCCAAACCGCTCACCCCGTTTTTTCGGGAGGGGGGTGTCCACCGTGGACACCGGACAGGGGAGAAAGGCTCACACAGCCGGTCAGTCCCAGCGCTCGCGCGTCAACGGCGGAGCGCTTTTGCATCTGTGCATCCGCTCCGGGTGGCAGACCGTCTCGTGGCAGTCCTTGCATACACTGATAAGGTTGCGCTGCCGGTTGCCGTCTGCATCTGTATACCAGATGTCCAGTGCCCTTTCCGGTGCGTCCTTGACATGGTTGACATGATGGACCAGGTCGGCGCGCCGGTATCGCCCGCGCTGCTTGCAAATCTGGCACTCGTGCTTGTCCATATCCAGCACCTCATGCGACAGCCGCACCCACTGCGAAGAACAGTAGAACGAATGCACATCGCCGGATGCAATCAGACTCTTGAGCCAATTCAATAATCGTTCGGTCATAGCATTGTCAGTTGTTGCCCATGTTCCAGCGGCATTAGGCTTTTATATTTGTTCGAGAACCTTTCCTGGACAAATAGTTTCTCGGTTTTGCACCCGCCTTTGTTACCAGTGCCCATAGTGGATTGCTTCTTTATGCTTGCAATTTCTACGCATCCAGCAGGCGCTTCGTATTCGCTGACGATCACCATAAACGGAACCTTTTCCAGCCATTGTTCAAAAGCCATATGGTCGAACTCGCATTTATAGCCGGTGCAGTCCGTCCCCTTATATGGTGGGTCTGCGTACACAATTGCGTCATCCGGGATTTGGACTTTCGCATAATCTTTTTGCAGCATTTCCAGCCTTCGCAGACTTTGCAGATTTTCCAGCCTTTCCAGACTTCCCAGACTTCGCCGATTTTCCAGCCTTTCCAGACTTCCCAGACTTTCCAGACTTTCCAGACTTTCCAGCCTTTTTTGCAGATTGTGCAGATTGTATAGTTCTGTAAGTTCTTTATACTCGGTCGGATATGGCATAAATGTCTGCATTTTTTGATACATTTCCTTTGTCGGAAAGCTCCATTGAGAGCGGCCAAAATAATGCCCAGCCATTTGCGTTCCGAGTCTTTTTTGAACTTCAGATTGCGAAATTCCAGATTGTTTTAATCCGGCTAAAAGATAATCTCTAAGAACCTTTTCCGATTTTTTTATGTCCGACTGCGTTTGGCGAATAAGCTCTTCGAGTTTATCCGCTTTATATGGTTGCTGAGAAAGCCATCATTTTATGTATTTTTCTTTATATACGGATTCGTTTTCTAAAATATCTTTTTTGCTTCCGGTTGTTTTTATTCCGAACTCACAAAATAGACTATAATCATTATGCACTCTTGCAAAATGAAGAGCTTTCTTCCACGGCTCGATTTCCCTGGCATAGAGATAGTCGCTTCGATTGTTTCCGAAACTCCAACAAAGCGAAACGTAAATGTCGGAATCTTTTATTCGGTGAAACTCCTCACGGCTAATCCAACGCTTTTCGTTGGCATACTTTCCGTGGATAGCGTCCATGAACAACTGCGGCGCATCACCGATGTCATTCGCGACAATGCGGTTCCATTTTCCAGACAGTATCGCGGCATGGGTGACGGCACAGCCACCGGCAAACAGGTCGATCAGTGTGTCCCCAGAGGGGAGATTGGAGATAATCCACTGTGCAATTTTGTTCTTGCTCCCTTGATACGGAACGCCATATTTCATAGTGGATCCCTCCTTTCTGGCAAAACAAAAAGCCTGAAACCGCTCAAGTTATACACTCGTGCCATTTCAATCCAAATCCAAAATAAGCGGAACCTTGCATTCCACCGCATATCAATTTCGCCAGGAGGCTCAAGAGATAAGGTTCCGCTGCATCCAGAACTTTCGCGGCTGGATGCCCCGCTATTCGCGCCGCCCCCTCAAAGGGTGCGCGCCTGGCATTCCCGGAAGGGACCGAGCCTTCAGCCTTCGGTTTTGGAGACCGACGCTCTACCAATTGAGCTACAGGAATATACAAGAATGCCGCTTGCAGGGTTTGAACCTGCAACCAAACGGTTATGAGCCGTCAGCTCTTCCGGTTGAGCTAAAGCGACATAAAAACGGCGGCTTTTTGCAGCTGCTTGAAAAGCCGCCGTAAATTTTTAAGTGATCTTGCACCCGATGGTATCAGCAGCAGGTGTTCGCCGAATAGCAGGTCGGTCGCGCCTTAGATACAGCCGGTTCCTCCGATCTCTGCCCTCGGCTCACGCTTTGTGCGGCTCACCTGAAAACCGATACTCCAAGCGATGCGCACAAAATTACTTTTGAATGCTACTTGAAAAATTTTCCGGAACACAGGTGCAAGCACACAGCTTTTCACGAGAGGCTGAAACAATTTGCTGAAAAGTCCAAGCATGGATTGTGCTCCTTTCCAAAGTGTCCACTGTGGGCACCCCGCCGGGTGGATGTGATATCTTGTTCGTCATGCGCCGCTGGGTTTTGAAGCGGACGGCGCTGGTCCCATTGAGTGCGGTAAGGTTTGACCGCACTATGATTCCCGCCGGGAAGTCTGAATCCACAATGAGCGGCTGCTTGGGCTCTCACCCAATAACCGCATTTTGATTATAGCACATCAAAAATGCGCAATCCGGGCAAATCGTGCATTTCGGTCATTTCGTGCGTTTTGCTGCAATCCGTGCATTTCGTGCACGGGAATTACGATTCTACGATAAACACACTTTTGAAAGTATGACTTATATAAACTGAATTTGCCTGTTTTACTTGAATACTTTGAAATATTTTTTAGATTTCTTCTGAAATTGTGCTGATAGCATTGTTCATCCACGTTACCAGCGCATAGGCCGCGTGTTGAATCTTTCTCTTCAGCTTGATAGGTTCCTGATCCAGAAGAGGTGAACCATCATCGTTGTTTCGCCACCACAGCCGGTTCCAATTCGGACAGGATGGATTTTCGCAGTCATAGTAATGGGCAGAAAATCCTTTCCATGTTGGTTCTAACCAATCGTGGTACTTCCGGAACTTGCACCCAGCACACGGGTTTGCAGGCTCTTCCTCTTTTGCTACTTTCCGCCTCCACTCTTCGA